CATTCAACTGAGTGGATATTCTTTATTATTTATCAACCATCAAGTGCTACAGTAAGACCAAGTGTCATACCAGGCAGAGCAATCCAAGAAGTGCCATCATAAAACTCCATCTTCTTTGTTGTTTTATTAAATACCATCGCACCTTCAGTAACGGAAAGTGCATCTCTTTGTGTTGTTGTCAGGCATGGTGGATAGAAAGCACCAGTGGTTCCTACTGTTCTAATTTCTGTCGCTTCAATTTTTCCAGTAGATCCAGTTATTGTAATTCCTGCTCCAACAGATATTACATCAGAGTCTCCATCTAATGTAATAGACCCTGTTCCAACTGTAAGAATACCAGTTACCCTAGCATCACCTGTTACAACTAAATCTTCGTTAAAAAATCCAGTATCAACACCAACATGAACTTTGGTTGCAGTTGCTATTCCGCTTACATTCCAATTTCTAGCAGTTGCTTCATCATATACAATATCACCAGAAACATTTAAATTACCGCTCAAAGTTAGATTAGTTCCTGTTGCATCTGTTGCTAATTCAGATGCAGCTCCACCACCAACTGCAGTGCTAGCAATACCTACCCATTTAGAACCATTATAAATGAGAAGTTTGCCATTACCAGTTGTTCGATCAAAAGTAACATCATCAAGGTCATGTATGACCCCAGCACCACCGCCACCAATAGTAGCGATCTGCTGTTGAATTCTATTAATGAATGTTCTGTAATGATTCTGTAAATCATCAAGTGTTGCAAACTTTTGATTCAGAGGAGTTAGTGGATCTGCAGAGTTATTTGTAGACGGATCTCCAGGTAAAGTTGGATTGTCTTCTACTAAAAGTTTCTTTTCATTTATCTCTGAAATAGTTTCTTCAAGATAAGTAATCTTTTCGACTAACTCTTTATTCTTTTCTTCTAATGTATCTAATTGAAGTCTTTTAAGAACTTCCTGAATCTCTTCTTTTACGTTCTCAATGTTCTCATTTTGTTTCTTGATGTGTTGTTCATTAACAACCAGGTCCATTTGAAGACCTTCCATCTGTTCAGAAATTTTATTCCTGAATTTTCCTACTTCTGTCTTAAGACTAGCATGATACGTTTCATTAGAATTAATTAAAACACTTTGTATTTCTCTAAGATCTTCATTAACAGTCTCTTCTAAAAAATTAAATCTCTTATAATATTTTTCAATATCTTTAGAGTAACTTTCTAGTTTCTCATTCTCACTAATTTCTCTCTTTTTAAAATCTTTATAAAGATTCTGATATGTTTTGGAGATAGAATCAATCTCCTCTTTGTATTCATCAATTACTGTCTGAAGTTCTTTTATCTTTTCAGCAGTTTTTTCAGTTACATCTCCAGAAACAAAGTCAACTTTTTCTGATAAAGAATTTACTTTTGAGAGAACTTCTTCCTCTAATTCTTTTACCTCTTGCTCGGACTTAAGTTTAGTTTCAATTAAAAGGTTATTGTACTTGGGTATTTCAGTCTCTGTAAATACCTTTACTTTTGCATTAAGACTTTCAATAGTCTCTTTGTAAGAATCTATTGCGTTCTTGATTGTCTCTTCAGTTTTTAATTCAGTCTCTGTAAAAAACTTTCTATACTTGGGAAGTTCTTTTTCTACTAAATTCTTTACTTCCTTAGTATTTTTTTTAAAATCTTCTTTGACTTCAGAAATAACATCAGTGTTGAGTTTTTCAACTTCTGATAATGCAGATGAAACTTCTTTGTTTACATCTGCTCTAATCGTATCTAAGTTTTCTTCTACCTTATCCTTAAACCGTCCAAATCTATCGTCAACTCTAACCTCAGACTCTGAGATTAATTTCTTATATTTTGGTACATCAATGTCGAGAAATCCTTCAACGGATGTTGACAGACCTTTAAAATCTTCTTTAATCTGATCAACTGTTTCTCCGTTGATAGAAGAGATCTTAGATTCAATCTTTGATATTGAGTCTTCTACAAAAAGAAGTTGTGCCATCATGGCACTATCCAAATCTTCTTGTTTAATTAAAGTTTTTATCTCATCCTTAATAGTGATAATTTCGCCAGATACATTCTCTACTTTTTCTAAATTTTCTTTGAAACTATCAAAAGTAGATGTGAAATCAGATAACGATTGAATATGATTTAGGTTTGCTTTAAAAGCATCAAATGCTTCTGAAACCTGTTCAATTTTTTCTGGAGACGCAGCAACATACTCCTCTTTTACTTCATCAAGAGGAGTCTTTTTAGTATTTCCAAAAAAATCTGAAGGCTTCTTTAGTGCCACGTTTAATATATCTCCTGTATTTTATTATTTATTGTCCTCTTTTAATCCGTTCTTGAGCATTTTTGCTAAGTCTGCTGTAGATCCAACAAAAAGTGCATTGTTAACGGTTGATGGACCTTTTTGAGTTTCCTCTTCCACATCTTTAAGTTTTTTCTGCAGATCCATTAACTTATCCGTCGCATCAGCAACGTTTTTAATTAACTGACCCGCAACTTCATATGCTCTAGGCATTTCACTTTCTTGTGCTAACTCAAGAATACCATTAATTGCTTCTTGACCCTTTTCAATTATACTATAAAGATTACCTCTAGTATAATCATAATCTTTTCTGACATCATCATTATTTGATTTTAAAGTATCTTTTATATCTTTTTTAACAATCTCTGCTTCAACAATATCATTAGTGACATTGAAAGTTTTGTCTAGTTTAGTAAATTTATCTTCCATCAGATAAATCCACCATCAAATCCAAAGTCATCCCCATCTTCGATCAGAGCACTATCTACACCAATAGTTCCGACACTTGGTAATGTTGTGGTACTGTAGTCGATGCCTTTGACTTCTGCTCCAGAAACATGTTTTTCTGGTTTTGTATTATCTCTTCCTCGATCAACATTGAGTGTATTTCCATTTTTGGATTTGACGAATAATTCCTCATCTCCAATAAAGATATACTTATTTGCTTTGATTCCACTTGCGTCAGCAACTTCAATTGTTTTCTGTGTTGCTGTAACGTCTGCCGCCAAGTTAGTAACAACATTGTCAACATAAGACTTAAGTGCTCTTGCAGTAGCAGAGTAAGTAAGTTCTCTCCTTGAATTTGTAGTATCTGTTCCAGAAAGGTAGCTGACAGTAGACCTTTTGATGATGTTCTTGGAAGCAGAAGAAGTAGGACCAAACAGATATGTTTTCGCAGTAAATCTTAGAGTGTAGTACAAAACTCTTCTAGTGCTAAAATCACCCTCATAGTCATCCTGCATTGTCACGCTTTCCAATACAATTGGAACATCTCTCTTTTCTTTAATTTGATCTACCAGTTCAATAGTCAGATTATATGCTGGTTGGAAATAAGGTAATATTTGTTCTACGATTTGCAAAGCATCATCATTCAATTTAGTGTAGATGCTTAACTCAAATGCCATGTTATATGGAACTGGCATATAAGTTGTCTTAGTTTCACTAGAATCGTCCTTATCTTTTGCTGTGAAAGTTTGGGTTGTAGTTACTTTTCTAGATGGATCATATGTTAATCCAGTAAACTCAAACGACATTCTTGGCAATGTAATTGCCATTGGTTTGTTGAGATCTGGAGACTGTTCTATTCTTGCTAAAAACTTTTGGGTAGGACCATATGCTAGAGGTACTCTTATAGAAGAACCATCTTGCTTTATTTCTAAGGCATTAAAAAGTGTTCCGAAACCAATGATAGTTCGTCTAAGGATTTCGTTGTAAAAGTATTCAAACATAATTAAGTCCTTATGTTAGTAATTCCCAATTTATTATTATTTAGGGAATACCAAATGGGTTCTGTTCGCTAAAGTCTAGAATTGAATCTGCAGCTGTTTCTATATTAAAGTTATCTGCATAAGGATCATTATCTATGGTCTTATCAACGCTTCTCAAAGCTCTAGATGCACCAGAAGTTGATCCTGTCAAATTCTCTCCTGCAGAGAACGATCCATTGACATTGGCGATTTCTAAAATGTTTGTAGTAGAATCCCAAGATCTAACTCTTGCTGTCGCCCCAGATGTTCCACCAGTGACTATCTCATTGAATATATAATTACCAGTATTTGTTCCTGAAGTAGGAGCAGAGATAGAAATAGTTGGTGCTACGGAGTAACCAAGACCAGCATTTGTTATGTAAATATTTGTAATAGTTCCACTAGTACCTACGATAGAAGTTGCCGATGCGCCAACGGTTGTTACACCTGTCTTGAATATTTCATTTGTAAATACAATATTTGGTTCAATAATATATCCACCACCAGGATTTGTGATTGTAACAATTCCAACAATAGAATCTCCAATAATTGCAGTCGCAGCTGCACCAGTTCCAGTTCCATCGGTGGTGCTAAACGTTACTGAAGGTGCAACAGTATATCCTGATCCTGGATTAGCAACATCAACTCTTTGAACTGACTGGAATCTTGGATTTGAATTAAGGTTACATACATTAATTCCACCGATCATTGATGCGATACCTACAGCAGTTGTGCCTCCTGCTGGTGCTGAAGATATTCCAACAGTAGGCACCATTCCATAACCACCACCTCTATTTGTAATGTCAAACGACCTCACACCACCATTAACCAACCCAGTGACAGCAGTAGCATTAACTGCTGTTCCAACCATTGTGAGGGTCTGTGTGATACCCACAATGGTGTTAATGCCATCATCAGTCAATCCATCAGTCTCACCACCCAGTAACTCATTATCAATATCTTCAATTCCCGTTGTAATTTCTTCATTCTGATACTGGAAGAGTTCACAATATAATTCATAAACATACAAACCTTGCAATTGATAATATGGTTTTGCATATTCAATGTCTTTAATTTCGTAAAGACGATCATCTAAAGGAAACCAAATTAAATCACCGCCTTTAGGGCGAGTTGTCAGTTTTACATTTGCCTTACCCTGAATCAATGGGGTAATATAGTTCTCATACCTTTCTCTTGATATAACGAGTCTGACTTCATCTTTTGATTCAATACCAAACTTAGATAATACATCTCCAGCACCAGAGTATGCATCATAATTATCAACGTATGCTTCAATTGGTAAAGCATCATCAAACTTAGATTTTACAACTTCCCTAATAACAGTATTTTCTTTTAAATATTTTCTCGGAATATAATATATGTCAACACCATACATCCTCAACTGTTCGTTGATAAGACTTTGAACTAGGTTTTGTTCGGAACTTGTTCCTTGAGTAAAAAAAGGATTTAAAGCCATCAGCCTATCATGTCAAGTGGGGGAAGTTCATAGGTACTCGACATTACCTCCCTAATCTTATCCAATTCCCTTTCTGCATCATCATATATTTGTCTACCATTCAGTTCGATACCACCTGGAAGTTTAACTCCCTGGAACTTAATTAGGTTCTGTCCCCACTGTCTCTTGATAAGTGCTGTCAGATAACGCTTCAGGAAACTGTCGTTATAAACTCTTGGGAAATCGTTGGGATTAAGTAATCTATAGCAATCAATAACCAAGTAATCATCTACACTGACGCTGGCCCAGTCAATATCCAAGTAAAGTCTATCTTGTCTTATATTAAATCTAATCTGCTTCTGTGTTGTCAATGCAAAGTCAATATCCTCAAGATATCTCTTTGTCATTGCATAGGTCAAAATTTCTGTTGATCCAAAGTAGTAAATATCATTCAAGAATAACTGATACTTAATACTAAACATATTGTTGGTGGTTGTGTTAGAACCATTAAAGTGATATATCTTCGTTATACCTAAAACTTCTGGAGGAACTTGTAAGTAGTTACTGTTCTCCTCAAATGAAAAGGATACAGACGAACCGTCAATCGTAGAACTTGCGGTTGTGGTTACAATACCGATAGGGTTGCTTCCGCCTCTACCTCTTCCCCTATCAATATCTGCTTGAGTAATTTTATACTTTAGGAAGGTATTAGTTGTGCCGTCATAGTCGCGTTCCTGGAACATCTGAAGCGCATCATCAACCAAGTCATCAATCTGCTCGTCGGCAACGTTAATCTCCAATACAGGAGCACCTAGCTGCCTCTTACAGTACGCAATTAATTCTGATCTACTTGCTGGTTGAGCCATTTATTCACCA